GAGCGAAGAGATACCAGTTGACTGTTCCTTGTCTTGCTGAAGCTTCCCGAGGACCTCGAAGATAAACGGGTTGAGATTTGGATACATCAGCGCCGAGACGCTGTCCGGTCGAGCGACGTTCACAACGCCGCCAAGTCGGTTCTCAAGCATCTCGCGCGGATTGATAAGACCACCCTTCACCACGAGCCAACGCGGGTTCGTAGTGATAGCTGTATGGTCGAGTACGCCGCGCGTAAGGACTGTCTGCGCGTTCTGGAATGGAACGACGCGACCGGCAAAGTTGTTGCCGTAGAATAAGTGCGGTATCGGTAGCGGGACGTATGCAATGAACGGGACCCGGTCTACCTCTTGCTTATCGAAAATGTGGTTATTGACGTGACAGATTTTATAGAGACGCGCGCCCTTCGCCGGATCAATTTGCATCCGAACGTAACTCTCATACAACATCACCTGTTCCATTTCAGGCTGTATTGGGTTGTTGAGTGAGAGAGCGGTTTCGATTGGCTTGTTGCGCGCCAACGCTTCCGGCGTTAGCTCAAGCATCTTGGCGTCATCGTAGTGAAGGGTGTCTACGATTTTCGGGTCGTAGCCCATTTCCTTCAATTCAGCTTTTGTCTTGAGCGTCCGGTGTCCAACGTAGGCCGCTGTCTTCATATCGACAGCGCGGGGGGAGATTAGGAACTCTTCGGGTGGGACGCAGAGGATCGAGACTTTCGACTTGTCGATCTTGCGCGTCAGGGTGCCCTTGTAGGTCCCATCTGTCTCATCGAGGTCACCGTTGAACTCATGGACGTCTGGTTGAGCCGCTAGGCCCATAGCGTGAGTGGCCGGAAGCCGCTCAAATTCCTCTTCCCGGTAGTCGTGCTTTTCGTCCCAAAACACCTTCACGACGCCAACGCGGGCCAAAAGACCATCGTGGATTACGTCACTGAAGATTTGGTAGCCGTTGTTCTGCCGGAAGATAATGTAGGAAGCATATTCAGTGGCAACGCGGCACACATCAGCGCCCATCTCGTTATCTGGATCGAACTGCGCGATGTGGTCGCCGCCAGCGAAGACCTCTAGGAGCTGTGCCTTGAGCATCTCGACGCCGTCATAAACGTCAGTCGAAATGTAAGATGAAGCTCCTTCGTGCTGTCTTCGGGGAAGCTCGCCATTGTAATACTGAAGGACCCGTTGGCGCTCCATAGAAAGGCGGCTGTCATACCAGCCGACCGCTTCTTGTGCCTTAGACAGAACCTTGACGACGATTTCTGAGTCGTCCAACACTTTTGGTTTGATCGCCATGAAAGGTCCTTAAATAGCTTTGCAATAAAATTCGTCTGTGACTTTAATCGGCTCCCACTTTCCATCGTGAATGTGGTTAGCCAGCGCAAGACTAATTACGCAGTCATCGTGTGCGCCGTCTTCAGGGTCCATTCGTCCACTCTCAGTAACGACATAAGACATCATCTCTCGAAGAGTGGTTGGGTCGTTAATTTCAATTTCCCTGTCTCGATCAACAGCACGTAGCTTGTCGATCACGAGGGGTTTAGTCTTCTCACTTGTGAAGAAGCCGATGTTGATGCTGTCTCGATCTTCGAGAGTGCCTTCGGTCATATCGGTCCACAGGTTGTAGTAGCCGAGGTCGCGAAGCCTCACGCATGTGAGTAGTCCATGATTGTTTCGCTCAACGCATATCATTGCGCTGTTGTAGAAATAACCAAGTGCGAGTAGGACTTTCGCGAAGGCGTCCGGGTGGACTATTCCTCTCCAGAGCGCGACTTGTCTGAGTTTGCTGTCAAGTATCTGCGCAACAGAAAAGTCTCGACCGTTAACGCCCCCCATCCCCACATCAGCGCCGATAACGTAAGCGTCTTTGTCATCAAATTCGCGATAGACCAAAAGTTCTCCACGCGGGTTGTCATTGAGGACGCCGCTGTCAACGGCCATACGTTTAAGAGGCTCTTTTGGAGTTCTGAGCCTTTCCATAACATAATCTGTGTTGAAGACTGGTCTACCACTAGTGACAAATGCTTCTTCTGGAGTCGCCGGGTACTCTTGTCGGAATAGGTCAGTGCCATTCGCTGCAATCTTTCTACGACGCCAATAGAGTTGGTCGTTAGTTAGTTCGTATTGAGCGGCGATGCTCTCTTCGTCGGGCGTTCTGATTAAATCTGCCGGTGCTGTCTCGCAGTATTCGGCACTTTCGTACCAACCGGAGAAGAACGGCTCGTAGCCCATAGCAACTGAGTTGTTCCATAGCTCGTAGAACTTTCCTGTGACGCCTTGCGCCGTACTCTCTACGAAGACAAAGGTGCCGTCTGTCTCAGGGACCGCCTGTATCAGGCCGTTGAAGTTGTTAGCGGCGAACGCGGTGGGCCAAAATGCTACTTCTGAGAGATGAGCAAATGTCAGTGTCTCTCCACGCGCCACGCCGCGCCCGCCTGCTGTCGCAACACGCAAGCCGCTGTCTAGCCTGTCGAAGACCAACTCATTGCGGGATGCGTATTTAGTTGAGGGCCTGACCCATTCCGGCGCGTTGTCGTGTAAGCGCCGGTACATGTCGAGAAGCGCAGTCGTGCTGTCGCTCTCGTGAGCCATCACGAGACCCTTTTGGGCCTTACGCTGACTTAGCCACCAATATTGAAGAGCCGAGATAACTGTCGAGAGGCCCTGTTGTCGGGCCTTCAAGACAACCATGCGGACACGCCCCCTCGTAGTGAGCTGTCTTAAGACAACTTCGAGGAACCGCTTTTGGACGGGGTTGAGGATGAGCGGGGAGATTTGCCCTTCCTTCGTCCTGATTTTGCAGCAGTGCTTGGCGTAGAACTCAAAGTCTTCAAATAGGCGACGACGAATTGCCAGCTTGTCACTTGTCGTCGTCATTCTTCATGTCAGCCGCGAGAGCCGCGAGCCACTCTTCGGACTTATCCAAAGTGAGCTTCGACTTGCTCTCTGGCTTTGCCTTCGTCCATTCAAGGACGGTGCGGATAGCCGCGTTTTTCACTTGTGCTTGGGTGAGCGGGCTAACTGCCAAAGCAAAAGCCTCTTCTAAGGCCCGCTTTGCCATATCCTGTTCTGAGCCGGGAATAACAACCCCGGCGATTTCGCCTGCATCTTCCATTATCGTTATAAACTTTCTTGCTTGTTCGCGAGCCTTCGCCCAAAGGGGCGCGGCTTCTGCCTTAGTCATTCCATCAGGGACGCCAGCGCGACCACCCGAGGCAGTTGCTTTCGCTACGTTGGGGAGAACACGAGCCAGCATTACGTCTCGCTGTGTCTCCCACATGTATTTATTATGAGCCGATGTGCGAGGGCTTCGTTTGCCTGACTTCGGCTTGCGACCGTGTGTCTTACGAGCCATTTGCGCCAAGTATACGAGATAGGTTGAGTAGCCGCGTAATCTGCGGAGACAGTCCTGATATTGCCGGGGTGCCTTGCGCTATAGACATTGGTGCCTTGGAGCGGATTTGCTGAGACAGGTTTGCCGCCTGATTGGCGATGCCTCTGTTGTAAATGCCGCGAAGTCCTCGTGCGCCGAGCAGAGCGCCAACAGCGCCAGCAGTGGCACCTAAACCGCTGCCGGTAGTGTCGTAGCCTGCTGTTCCGCCTAAGCCAGCAATGATAGTGCCAGCAACGCCGCCACCACCGCCGAGACGGTTAGCAGCTTCACGGATATAATTCATAGTCCGTGAGCCATCTACAATTCTTTGTAGTTGCGCGACTTCGTCGGCGCGTAGGCCCGCTGTGTCACCGTTGAGGACGCGCGCCATAGCACCGCGTACTTGATTGCCGCTATTCAAACCGGAGTTCTGCGCGGCTGATCTGTTTGTCGCCTGCTGTGCGACGTTTTCGATGTTCTGTGCGGTCATCCCCCGAGAGTAGTTCGACTTAGCGGCGTCCCAGGTATTCATAAAATTAGTGGCGTCGCCTTGAAGAACATACGGGGGATTGTGGACAAAATCGTCCAAGTGTTGCAGAGCGATGGTCGCCGCAGCACCTTCTTTGCCGCCCGTGTTCTGAGCGTCACGAAGCAAGCCACGCGCCTTGTCCATATCCAAGCCGGTGACGGGTCTGTTTATGTTTCCTAGCTTCTCAAGCGCAGCGTCAGTCAATGGAGCAAAATCTTTGTCTAGGCCCTTTCTGGAAAGCACGTCCTGAGCGTCAGCAGCAACCTGCTGTGTGCCCATTGGGTGATATTCAACATTGCTGTCTCGGAGCTGTTGGAACTGTTTTCCACCCTGTTCGATTAGTTGTTCGCTGGTTGGCGTCGTGTTGATATTCTTGGGGCCAATTTGCACTAGCCCACCAGCCATTCGCGCCCACGGTTCTAACGCGGTTCCTTCGGTTGCTGTGCCGAGGGCGTCTGAGGTAACACCGGGGACGATGCCGCGCTTGATTACATTGGCCGCAATACTTTCGGGACCACCCACAGCAGCGGGAACGAAAGCTGCGACGTTCTGCGCGTGTTGTTCTAAGGCGTTCTCTGGTTGATGCACCAGACCGAGACTATCAAGTCCGCTCATGATGCCCGAGGTTGTCGGGAGATACGATGTGCCCAAACCGCTCTCGGCGCGCGACTTATTTAGTTCGTCTTGAGACAGCGGTGCCTTACCGAACAAACCTCTAACTGTGTTGGTCGATGGCATTGTCTTATCAAAGAGCCAATTCATTCCCTTTTGCGCGTCGCCGGGAAGACCGACCATAGCAGCAACACCCTGCTCTAAGCCGGTGCCGATAGCCTTGGCGGTTCCTGAGACAGAAATAGGCTTTGACTGGCTCTCTAACTCGAAGCCTTGAGGCAAACCTGATGTAGCGGGAGCCGCCTCAAGTTCAAATCCGGGCGGCAGCGCCGCTAAATCGGTTGCCATTGTCCATTCCTAAACTGAATACGTTTGCCTGTTTGCTTATTGACAGCCGTCTGACCTTCTTTGAATTGCGAAGGCTGAGACGGAGCCGCTGCGGGAGCCGCTTGGGCGGCGTCCGGTGCGGACGGAGCCGCAGGGGACGTAGCTGCGCGCGGGGAGGCTGGCGTCTGGTTCTCATAATTGAAGCGCCCGCCTGAGACGCGCTGCGCCGCCGCCTGTGCATCATTAGATAACAAACTTTCAGGCGCAGTCGGAGTGCCGTAGGCCATTTCCTTCTGATGCGCGATAGCGCCAAGCTGTCCCATCATTAGCCTGCGGGCCTCATCGAGAGCGCCTGCGACGGCTGTTGGTCCCTGTCTTGGATCGAGCCGCTGTAGCCAGTACTGCTTAGAAGCTTCCGCGCCCTGCGAGCCTGATAAGAGCTTTTCAAGTTCGTCACCGATGCCCTTACGCGCCGTGTCGAAGCGACTTTGGGCGTCTAGGAACGCTTGGTCGCCCGATTGGCTGCGATAGGCCATTTTGGCGGGATTTAGGACATTGAGGGTGTCGCTGATGCCAGCGGGACCATTTTGCAATTCTTGAAGATTGCTGTATGCGCTATCTAAATGCGCGAGAATTTTATTCGCTGAGTTGACCTGACCGCCCCAAGACTGCGGGGAAGAGTTACCCATGTTCTTAGCGAACTGCTGTCTCAGAACATAAGTGTTCTCGTTGACATTTGGGTCAACCATGTGCGCGATGTCGAGCAGCCGATCACGAAGCGGGCCGCGAGACATATTCTGCGGGACCGCCGTACCGTCGATGAACGATTTTACGTAGCTGCGAACCTCTTTCGGGACCTCATTAAGTGGGTCCGTACCCGCCGCCTTCGCGGCCTCGATGCGATTAGTGAGGTCAGACATGTTTCCAGCGGGACCGCCTGTGCCACCAATGCCGCCCTGAGTTCCGGGGAGAGCAAAGTTTGGCTTGCCATCAGCGCCTATAGTGAAAGTACGCATGGACTGAGGGTCAACCCATCCGTACTGTTCTTGGCCGAACATGTCCTGACCAATCTTGCTGAAGCTTGGCCGGTTCTGTAAGCGCCGCTGATTGGCTTGCGCCAATAACATTGCCGCGCCTGCGGGATTGTCTCGTGCGAGCAACCAAGCGCCTGCGTCTTGCAGACCGCCGCCGAAAGAACCGAGCGCATTGCCCCAATTCATTCCTGAGTTGTCATTCGCCATTTTTGGTTGTCCTCGCATTGCGGCATTAATCGCAGCCAAACCGCCGTTGTCTGGTCGCGCTGTCTCACCGTTGAAAGCGAGAGCTTGAGACGGCGTCTGCTCTACTTTGCTTTTCCAAATGTTATTGATGAAGTCGTTAGAAGAGATGTTGTCAACGCTGCCGTATTGAGCCTTCATGCTATCAGGGACGTTGCCCCAAATAGCTTTCTTAGCCCACGCCGCGCCCTTCGATTGCCCCTCACTTGTAGCCAACATGTTTTGCCATGCCGGGGCGTCAGGGTTAGCTAGATGCTGCTGAAGACCGCCGCGCCCCTGTTGTGCCGCCATGTAAAGTTCAGTGGGATTGGGGTCGCGACCAAACTGATTTTTGAACCAATTATAGTTAGCTGCGTACATTCGCGAGCCAGCATCGAGACCGTAGCCGCCGTACTGGTTCGCTTCGTCTGAACCCATCTGTAACAGACCGCGATAGCTTCCTGTAACAGCATTGGGGTTCCACCCGCTCTCAATCTGCACGTAGCGCGGCATGTACGCCGCGAGAGTAGGTGGTAGGCCCGCAGCGACGCCATAACTTGTGGGGTCCATAGGGCCTATTCCTTATGCCATCGAGAAGAGCGGTAAGCCGAGTCCGAGCAGACCGGAGCCACCGCCCATTGGTCCGCCCTTGCTGCCGATCAGAGAGCCACCGGCACCCAATAGGGAGCCAATGGTGGACATGACGGACGGATTGTTATGTGTAGTCTGAGTGGCGTCTGTGGTGCCGCCCCAATTGTTCGTACCGACAATGCTCATCAAGTTCTGCCACGGCATGAATGGATTATTCTGCGAGGCTTGGAACTGCTGTAGCTGGTTCTGTAGTTGCAATTGCTGCGCGACTTGCGGACCAGAGGCACCAGTGAGGCCCATATTATAAAGGTTGCCTGTGCTGTCGATGCCTGAGTTGGTCGTAGAATTGCCAAGACCAATCATATTCGAGCCGCCGCCCATCGCCGCAGTTAGCGCCGAGAGCGTCTGTTGGTTATTCGCTAGAGCTTGGTTCTGCGCTAGAGACAATCCGGTCTGATAGTTAGAGTTCATCAGCGACGCGCCGAGGTTCTGTGCGTTCTCAGCTAGGCCGCGTGTCACGAGGCCCTGCGCGATGCCGGTGCGGCTTGAGTTGATGTTGCCGGTGCCTGCTGCGTCGGCTTCGATGCCGGGGAGCTGAACGTCTCGTGCCGTCTGAACGGCGGGGAGCATCGCTTGAGCCACAGCGCCAGGTACGTACTGATTTCCGCCAGAGGCGTACTGTATTGCGTTGTTTGTAATCGTAGACGGATTGTTCAGCGTCAGCGGATTGAACGCGCCAAGACCGGCGAGCGCATTAGTGGCCGCGTTGGTTCCGGTGCCAAGTATGTTTTGACCCGCACCAATCGAGCCAGCGACATTTCCTACATTGCCAAGACCAGTGCCGAGCATCTGCGAATAGACGCTCAACTGGTCAGGCGTCATTTGCGCCGTGTAGTTAGTCGGTGCCTTACTTAGGTCCGCATTTGCTTGGGACGCCGCCTTGCCAGCGTTATCGAACGCCCATTGAAGGGACGCTGCCTGTGGTGCCCACGGGCTTGTAACTGAATGGGATTGTGTTGTTGACGAACTGCCGCCCATGAGTATCCACCGTTGAAATATAAAGTTGTCTTATTTGGCCGTTGTTACACGGCAATAAAATGCCTGTTGGCTTAAATCCGAGTCGCGAGACAAAGTGTTCCCACTTGTCCACGTCTCCATCGTCACGCACTGCGTAGAGAGGCGCTGTTACGATTTCGCGGAAGAGTTTCCACTCGCGTAACACACGCTTCCAAACCGAGGGAGTAAACTTGTGAAAGCTAAGGTGCGTTAGGAGAAACTGTTGGTCACCGAGTCGATATTCATCAATATCGAACCAATACAAGTGGTGATTGATGACGCGGTGTCTGCCGATGAAACTCCATTCAGACGGGTTAACCAATTCGCCAGTTGGTTCCATCGGAGGTCACCGGGACTACGTTGGTGCCGCCAGCGGCAACAATAGTCCAAAAGGTTGTGGCGTTGGCGTCGGTCACCATGTAGCGAACGCCCTTGTTGGAAGCGGACGCGACGGGGAGGGCTGAGACAGTGGTGACGTGCGCTGATGTATCTAGCGCCTTAGCGGCCTGTATCAGCAAGGCAATTACCTTGCTAACTTTGTCCAACTCATACCTGAGATAAATGCCGTCTGGTCCTGTCACCGTACTGTGTGTCTTAGCGTAGTTCTGTAGTGCGTCGGTGACAGCCATTGTTAGCCCTTAACTCTCTTAAGTCGCGGGTTCTTTTTCTTGGCAGCCTTAGAGGCATTGCGCGAACGTGCCGCGAGAATTGCTGCGGCTTCGTCTTGCGAGATGCCTTCGTTACGGGCAATCTTGCCTTGAATGGCTTTGAAGCCGGGGTGTGCTTTTGACATTTGGTTTCCTAGTGAAAGCAAGGCGACCACTACTCGTTTTACTTGCGGTCCTTACGCCGCCACACGGTTAGGCGGGCCTTGCTATTGTTATCTCTCTCCGTCCGTTCTCAGGTCTATATCGAAGCCTGTGAGCGTGATCGGTTGAAAGTCGGGGAACGTCATAGACATGGTCAGGTAGCGACCGGGCATTTGGAAGTCGAGCTTGTACAGGTTCGCACCATTCCACGTTTGCGGATCGCTCAAGACAGGAACGGTGGTGTAATAGTCAGCACCGCCGACAATGAAGGTGACCGGCTTTGCATTTATATCTAATCTTCCCTGAGGATAGATAGAACTTATGACCTTGTATGCCGGTAGGTCCTCACCAACAGCATCTAAGTCAATGCCGCTGTTCTCTACGTACATTCCGGGGGTAGCTGGTATGTCCACGGCGTATGGTGCCATCGAGCCCGCGCCGTTGAGGTCAAAGGCGTAGAACATGGAAGACAGTCCGTATGTGGAGTTGCTGTCTCCAACGTAGCAAAGGGGCTTCTTGGCACTGTTGGCGGCATCCTGATAGGAACCGCCCTGTGTCTGATACGTGTTTGGATCGTTCGCATAGGTAAGCGTAATGTCTACGTTAGCCCGTGAGGCCGAGTAGCAGTAAGGGATGTCATCGAAGGTCCAGCTATCGGTGCTGTAGTTGTACACCGCTTGTCTGTTGCAACCATCGAACCCTGATTGAGAATAACCGGGGAACGCTGTCTTTCCGTCTCCCGAGACATAACAAAAGTGTATTTCCTTCAGGAGAGGGTTATGCGTCACAAAGCAGCGATTGGCTTTACTCATCACCATCGAGCTATAGATAAACTCACGCACTCGACCATCAGCGATAGACTGTGGTGTCACGCCATCGTGCGTCCAAAGATCATCAAGACCGAAGACGTAGTGACGCCCTTGGACCTCGATGGAGCAATTGGCGTTGATAGCGCCTCTGTTATCGAAGATTTTCTTATAGGTCCAAATCTGCGTGCCTGAGACAAACTGCATCAGCCAAGTTTCATTGATGCCATAGATGTACATGTCGTTGTGAAGCGACTGCGCATCAATGATCGAGCCTTCCATGTCAGCGAGAATGTTCATGGTCGCGTTGGTAGCTGGATTTGTGTAATCCCAAGAAGCTGGCGCGGTATTCGCTTGAGCGAACGACGAGGTCATAACCATCGTCGGATAGTTGGCCGCGCCCTGCGTCACGTTGAACGCAATGAGCGCGCTGTTCGATGCACGAATTAGGTGCGCCCTGTAAGTTGAGTTCCAGTTGGGAATAGGAGCGAACGCGGTAGCACTTGCGGGAAGATACCAAGGGACCCTGTCTTCGCGGTTAATGTACAAAAGGTTAGCAAGGTGCGCGGAGGTCCAAGTGTTATCCGTTGGGTTATCCGAGTAGGCGGCGATGCTGTAATCAGTGGAGGCCGATGGAGAGGTCAGGAATATACGGCCACTAAGGTATCCTATGTACGTTTGTTCAATACCTGCCGTAGGAGTAAACCCAATAACAAAACGGGGCGACGAAGAAAGAGACTTAACGTCTCTCCAGACAGGCCCTCTAGTTATCTTGCCATTACGAAAACGAGCATTGACACCTAAAGACCAAGCTCCGACAGGAAGAGTGTAAGGGTCTCTGTCTGTGATAACACCAAACTTAGCTATATCTCTAACTGGTAGAAGATCAGACATGAAGATAGTCCCTTAGTGTATACATTGGTATTCCTTAGGATCACTAAGGACTAAAACCACAATCCAACCTGATTAATTTCTCTTGTTATTTTTCTTAATGTTATTTTCTAAGGGTAACCCCAAAGGGAGCGAGGTCGTCCATTGGTATCCACTAGGATCCACTAGAACCACTAGGCCGAAGGCCCCCTTACCCCCAAAGGTTAAGCGATGCGGATGATGTAGTTACAGACGTTCGAGGGCTGGACGTTGTTGTGGGAGCCGCTGCCACCTTGTATATCGGTATAGGCAGTGATGCCAGTGGTGTTGGTTGAGCTTGTGTGACCAAGCCCCCCTTCGATGTTGCCTGTTCCGCCAGCGTAGCCGGTGTTTGCCACGACACCCGAGGGGCCATAGATGCTGTGAGCGTGGCCGGGATCGTATATGCCGACATTGTGCCCGTGTGCTGGCATTTCGCCCAAACCTAGGACGTGCAAGCACTCACCGAAGATGCTGCCGATCGTCGAGGTCACGTAGTTCGTAATGCGTCCTACGGCACCAGTGGCACCCATAGTTCCTTTGCCGACCGGGACGCAATCCCGCATATCGGGTAGCGCGAAGTAAACCGAGCCATCTGCCGCGCCAAATGCGGGCGAACTGGCCGCGATAGCCCATAGGGCAGGGAATGAGGCGCGCGTGAGCCACGCTCCGTTGCACCAGTACCATTGTCCAGAATTAGCAGGCAGCGTGTCGGACCACCAAAGTATCGTACCGCCAATTGGGCACGAGCCGGGACCTATGAGGCCGCCTGTGGCCGTTACGGTTCCCGCGACCGTTACGTTATGCGATGAGTCTACAGTGAGGGCCGCTGCTCCGTTGGTCGAGATGGCTAGGGAGTTGGCGGAGGGGCTGAATAGACCCGTGTTAAGCGAGCCGAGGACCTGTACGCCGGGGGCGGCGGCTGTTCCCACGGGGATCACTAGGGGAGCAGCTCCCGCAACGATGCCAACCGCGCCGTCTATCTGCGCCTGCGTAGAGTTGAGCGGTGCAGCGGTGAAGTTGGGGAAGGTCGATTGGAGTGTGGACTTGATGAGACGCGCATGGGCGTCGTCTTGGCTAAGGGGGTCCGTGTGTGCCGGATTGGCCGAGTTTAGCTGAGAGATATAGGTTGCCGTCTCTAAAGGCATCCAGCACTCCTGTAATATAAATTAACAATTGTTAATGGGTGAGGGGCATCTTTGGCCCTCTTTCTCTGTGTGAGTGCGCGGTCGTTCCGCTAAGTGCCTATCGGGACTCAATAAAAGTTGTTTTTTCCTGCAATCCTAAGGGGACCCAAATGGGACCCATTTTTAGCAAGGCACACTGCTGCGGTGAGCTTGCAGCGGCAACAGCTTTAGCCGATGGTTTTGAAACCGGGGGTGGTGGGGGCAGCGGCGGCGAGACAGCCGAGACAAGGGACCCGCCCCCAGATTTGCCCCCAGAACACGCGATAACCTATTGATTTGTCTTAGCAATCATCGGTTTGCATAACCGATAACAGGCAAGACAGCGCACCAACAGCGCCCATTGTGCGAGGTTGGTATCATATTCGGGCAGTCTGTCTTGCGAGACAGCGTAGTGATAACTACGCGTCTTCATTGTCGTGCGCTCCTATGGTTCGGCGGTTGAGTTTATTAACAAGCGGCTCAATTTCGGCTTCTAAGATTTCCTGATCATCTAACCAGCCGCGCGCTTTCGCGCGTGCGTATTCGCGCAACAATCGGCGAAAGCGGCTTTGCTCTTTGAGTGTAAGGAACATGTCGTGCGCTCCTAGGTTAGATATGCGACAAGCGCTTGCGCTCGCCTCTATGTCCGGCTGTGAATACATCGCGCAATTCAGCGTCGTTCGGATATGCAGTTAACGCGCGCGCGCTAGCGTCGCCGTAGTAGAGCGATACTTTGCGGGCGAACAAGCGACCGGCGTTGTGCGCGGTAACCATTGCGCTTTCGCGTGCGCTTTCGCGCCGATTGATAGCCGCGATTAAATCCATGTCGCGACCGATTAGACTGGGGTTGACCATTGTCGTTTTCCTTTCAGACTTTGTTTTCATGCGCCGACAATAGCCAAGCGCAATCGAATTGCAATCGGCATATATACTCTAGCAATATCAAAGCCTTAGCGCGCTATTCGACCGCAAGCTTGCGCTCACATTGCGCAGCTATTGTGTAACAATATCAAAGCCTTAGTGGCATAGCGCGGCTGATCGGCGCATGCAGCGCGCGCATAATTGGATCACAGCAGACATATATCTTGCAATCGTGCTCGTGTTGCCTTATGTATCTGTCTCCGCTCGCAACGGGCGAGCGAAACATAGGAAACTAAGGAAATGCAACAGCAAGACCTAGAGACCAAGATCGGTTCGCGCGGACATAGCTTTGTCAAATCGCACAATCGTTCGTTCGTGCGTCAGTGGCTTGTGTCGCGCGGTATTCCGGCAAAGGTAGCGAACATTCAGCCAAATTGGATACTTGGCTCAGTCTACAATGATAGGCTCGATACCAAGTTTAACGAACTGGCAATGGGCACACTTGAGGGAATGAAAAAGCCGGGCGAGACCGGCGCGGCTGATATTGACCGCGAAACGATTGAGAGTGCTAACGAGACCACTGAGACCACTGAGGCCGCGCGCGATACGATTGAGGCCGCTGTGCAAGTCAATCACAGCGGCTCTAATCCGGGCGAAAAGTTAGGCGCTGTCTTGCAGGAAATTTTGCAGAACGGTGCGGTCAATGCCCAACAGGTCCGCGCGCTTGTCAATAAACAGCTCGATACGTTCCTAGCTACGCTGCCCGCTTTAATCGCAGAGCACAGCGGCTTTGTTCGTATCGAATTGAAAAACGGCACTGAGACAGTGAAATTTGAGGGTGCGGCGCATCCTATGTTTGCTACGCTGCTCAAAATTATGTCTTCGCGTATGCCAAACGGTTTTCATCCTAACATCATGCTTGTTGGGCCTACAGGCAGCGGAAAAACTCATGCTGTTGGAGAGGCCGCAAAGCTTTTAGATATGGAGTTTTTCACCAACGGCGCGATAACAATGGATCACCAACTAATCGGCTTCAAAGATGCAGCGGGCAATTATCACAAAACCCCGTTGCGCGATGCTTTCGGAAAACGCGCGGTCTACTTGTTCGACGAAATAGACAGCAGCGACAATTCACCATTGCTGTGCCTGAGTGGCGCACTAGCTAATGGGGCTTTCGCATTTCCAGATGCTTTCGTACATCGGCACCCAGACAGCATCATCATTGCTGCTGGCAACACGTTTGGAAACGGCGCAACGTCCGAATTTGTTGGGCGCAACAAGCTTGACGGTGCGGTTCGCTCACGTTTTCCAGTTCGTTTGTTTTGGGGTTACGACGAAAAGCTTGAGCGCGCTATCTCCGGTAATGTTGACTGGGCAATTCGTGTCCAAAAGGCGCGCGCTAATGCAAACCGCGCGGGTCTGAAAGTTATTATTGACCCGCGCATGTCTCAGGCAGGGGCAGCGTTGATTGCTGCTGGCATGACTGAACAAGAGGCCGCAGAGGTAACCTATCTCGCTGATTTGTCGCCCGAGCAGCGTAACCTTGTTGAAGCGGCATAGGGGGCAACAATGAGCGCATTAGAAAAAAAACACAGTTCACGGGTCAAGGGCGCAACCGATGTTGACGTTATCTGCACCTTGCCCGAATTAGCTGCACTAGCTGACGCTGTGCCAGAGAATAACGCGGAACGTAGGATGGCCGATAGGAACGGTAAAGAATGGTGCGGGGGCACAACATACGCAACCGCAACAGAGCATGTGAAAACTGGTGACCTAGCAGGGGTTCCGGCGTCAGATAAAATCTTAGACAAGATTGAGACTGAAACCTTTGTTTCGCGTGTTTGGGAGAATAAGAACGATGTTGTCGGCGGTGTGCCCAATGTTCCCGCCTATCTTGCGGGTCACCCTCTGACAATGCGGCGACGTGAACGTGTACTGTCAGAACAAGGTCCCTTGTCAATATTCGTTTCGCTCGAATTGAGTGCAGCGATTGACGCGGAGACAATGCGAAAGCGGGGCGTTGCAATGCTGGCGCTGGTGCGTCTCTTGTCTAACGTCAGACCTGTTACGCTATGGGCGGTTTGTGCTGTTGGTAACAGCAAAACAGCAGTCAACATTCTAACCCGCATTGATACGTCGCCGCTTGACCTAGCACGCGCAGCGCATGTTCTCACTAATCCATGCGTAACGCGCGGCCTATGCTTAGCAATCGCTGACGAAATGCACAAAAAACATTTTGGTTCGGGTTGGTATGGCGGTTGGGCGTATGGGTCACATGACACTTACCGCACTAATGCCCGCGAAACATTTAGAGCGGCGGTGGCGGACAATGGAGAGGCATTGCTGATACCAGCAGCACATAAAGACGATCAATGCGTCAATGATCCGATAGCATGGCTCAAGCTAATGCTCGCGCAATACGGGGGCGCACAAGTAGCAGAATAGGAACCTAGCGCGGTCGGGGGCGCTGCTGTGCCCCGACACAGCACAATGGAAACACTAACACGCAAAGGATACACGTCATGTCTAATCCAATGTTCACGCAACGCCACTATCGCGCAGTAGCAAGCATGATGCAGACCGCGCATCCTGAACCGACCGCTACGTTCTATCCTGAACTTGTTGAGCAGTGGCGCGTCACGATTGACGCAATGGCCGATACGTTCAAGCGCGATAACAGCAAGTTTAGGCGAGACCTATTCGAGGCCGCTTGTGTTCCTGGCGCTAACGTCAATGCACGTTCCTAAGCAGCACAATCGCCACACTAGCAACGGGGGCGCTAATGCCCCCCCCCCCTTAGGAGTTAACGACCATGACTGACAGATTAATCGGGAGCATGTCTAATCGCGCGCTGCTCAATACCATACGCCAGCAGACTAAGTGGCTGAT